TGCCATTTACCTATTCCTTATTATTAAAGCGATTATCTATCCAACACTTTCCATAATATACTAAACCTAACCAAATGGTAATCATTAAACCATCAAAATAGCTTAGGTTGTTTAACTCTGATAAACCTTCCATTATTTCTTACCCATTGCTTGTGCACCAAAGAATGCAGCAACAATACCAGCAACAGCAATAAAATATACTCCTGCCATATCGCCAAGAATATCAGCAGCCTTTTCATAACCGACTACATTAGAGCCAATTACTAATACTGGGTAAAGAAGCATTCCATATAGTGAATACCAAGCCATTTGTCTTTGTGCATCTCTCATTGCATCAGCATCTTCAAGCTCTTTACGTTTAAATTCGAGATACATATCCTGTTCTCTTTTGGTCACCTTTCCGTCTCCGTTGGTGTCTGCGGGATGATATCCTGCGTTTTTAATTTCTTCTTCCATCATTTATACCTTTTATTCTGTGCCTTTTGTTTTTCGTTCTCTTCTTTAATATACTGCTGTAATAGCGTTACGTATATTTCCCTTTCCCATGGTAGCATATTCTCTAATTCAGTTAAACTATAATTGTGATGTTGCATCATTGCAAAATTCACTTTGTAATAGTTCACAAGTGTATCATGCGAAAGGCCTAAGTAAAAAAATTCTGAAGGCCTCTTAACTCTACCTTATTATCATTATCGCATTTATTACATTTCCATTCAACTGTGTGAGATAGTGCCGGCATTCCCTGGAACCACTCTGTAATACTTGCAAACTGTGATGCATTTAATCCATCTATAAATCCTGTTAGTGATTGTTCTGTTTCACTATCAGCAGGATATACATTATCGGCATCAAAAATATTATCAATTGATACCATAATTAATCCCATTGTCGATTCCATCTTTTGTTCTGGGGTTAGGCTATCTAAATCCTCAGTACCAAGACTTTCTAATTGTTTAACTGATGGGTATTTAAAAGTAATACCAACATCATCAGTCATCATAACAATTTTATCGTCCTTTTCAGGAATGTCCATTGTGATTTTTTCCAATGGTATACTATGTTTACCAACATCATCACAATCATCATTACGACATTTTAGAGAAATATCTGCTGTTTCTCCTACAGCTTTTGACCTTAATTGTAAAAACAAGTATTCAAGGTCAAAACTCGTTAGGTTATCAGTTACTACTGTATCAAATGTACAGGCTGATAACACATCCTTTAAGCTTCTCATAATTAGTTTATTATCTTTAGATTCTAAAGCAACCATGAGGACCTTTTCTTCTTTCACAAGGAAAGGTCTAAATTCAATTTCTTCTCCAGTACTAGGTATAACCGTAGTATATTTCGAAGCATTCACTACTGGCAAAGCCATAATTTTCTCCTATTATATTATCCAAGTAGGTCTGCAACAGAACCAAGCACAGAGGCTGTGGAACTTAACGGACCTTCTACAACATATTTATCATATGAAAAAGTAACCGATAACTTAGCATATTCTCCACTATCCTGAGATAGGTCGATTTGGTTTACAGTTGTCGGAAAAGCTTTTTCTAATTTAACGCCATACACTGGCTTATTATTATTATCCAATTGCTGAATTATTACATCAGTTGAATAATCGTTTTTATAACCCACAGTAAAAGTATCTACATCGATTACACCTGATTGCCAACCATCAAACATTGTCTTCATATAGTAATCATTGGTTAAAACAAAGCTCATTGTAACTTCGCCATCAATAATAGTATATGGAAACTGATTAACCTGTCGGTCAAGTGCAACATCACTTGTAGAAATAGTTCTACTTGGGAAATTCACAGAATCACATAACAAAGCTATATCCCTAGGGTCATTAATTAAATTCTTGACACTAGGAGTATTACCAGAAAGTAAAGAACCAACTAATACTTCTGGATTTAAATTTAAAAGAGATTGTGTAGGAGGTGTAAAGATTACATTAAATCTATTTGACCTGGCTATTCCGCCCTTTTTGGCGATTGTACTTTTTAATGTATCGATGTTACCATTACTTCCAAACATATTTAACTCCTAGCAATCTTAATACTTTCAGCCCATACTTTAGTTTTAGTGGACTTAGTAAATTGTTCTGTTGGTAAGAATACAGCAATTTCCCATTCGGTCATTGGTACTCTAACCATTTTTGATTTGACATGACTTGTTAAGTAATGTTTAAAACAGGGTTTAAACTCTTTATACTTACTGACACCTTTTAACAATTCATAACGCATTTTAGTTAAGCGCGTTTTATCTTTTAAATTCTTTGGTGCAGTTTTCATTAACTCATCAAGGAATTTAGCTCTAATGTCTGGTCTTAGGTAATGTAAGTTTAAACCGTAGAATCCATTAGGTGCTTCCTCAACCATAATCGTCATAGGAAACCTATCGTAATAAGGTAATGTCTTTTTCATCTTAGGGTCATAGAAATACATATACATATTACCAGCTATTTCAGTAGAAACAGGGTCAAGAGCATCATCTCCGAGTAATTGTTTTCTATTAACACTACCTAGGTCTTTAACTTTCTTTTCAAACCAGGCTCGTGATTGTTTAGTCCGTGCAGTAACTCCTGCGCGGAATGCTTGTGCTTGTAGAGTGTCGAATAAACTAGCCATATAGTCTATTTATACTAGCTTTTCAAGAGTTTGATGCCAAGATTCTTTAAAGTTTCTTCTGTCCATACCTGAAACTTCCATCCTTTATGGTCTGCATATTGTTGTGCAGCTTGCCATTTAGAAGTATTCTTTACGTATGTCATCACTTCATTGATATATCTTTTAGTTTTAGCTCTCTTTTTAGGTGGGATTGTTTCCTTTTTTGGTTTGATTTCTACCAAAATGATTTCACGATTGTCTAATTCAACTAATAGGTCGACATAATACCGATGTATTTTGTTATCAGTTCTGCATTTGTAGGGGATTACGATATCTTCTGAGTTCCATTTCTTAACTCGAGGAGATGATTCACACCATCTAAACGTTTGACGTTCCCATAATGAACGATATACTACCTTGGTTGGGTCACCAATGTACTTATTCTTATTCTTTATTGCGTATTTACCTTTATAACTCATGTCCAAACCTTATAAATAGATTGTATAGTTGATTTAACATAGTTATTTATAGGACAAAAGAATGGCAAATACAATAGCATTTCCTTCAACATTGAGAAAAGATATCGACGATGGTACAGCAAATCATGTCTCTTTTCAAATCATTGGAGATGGATTAGACTCAAACTTATTTAAGATACATCTTTACATTCCACCAAACTTTTCACTAGGTGATAGTGCTAACTTTGGTTCAATTGACCTGGGTATGATTAACGCTGTAACAGAAAGAGATACATTAAGAAAGCAGGCAAAAGAAGAAGGAAAGAACGAAGCAGATATCGAAGCAATCGGTATAGGTGCAATGATACTCAAATCAGTAGGTGTTGACCAATTCGGTGCAGCAGATGCAGCAATGCAAAAAGCAGGAGTTGCAGTTAACAATGCCACAACTTTAACCTATGAAGGGTCATCAATCAGAACATTTACATTAGGATTTACACTTGTAACAGAGTCAGCAGAAGAAGCACAGGTAGTACGAGTGATTGAAAACACCTTTAGAAAGTATATGTATGCCAAGAAAGAGGGTGAATACATACTCAAATACCCTCCAGTATTCCGAATTAAGTTCATGAAAGGTACTGAAGTCAACGAATTCTTACCTCATTTGTTTGATTCTTATTTAACTGGCATGACAGTTTCATATAACGAATCATCCAATATCTTCCATGCTGATGGTTCACCTGTCGATACATCGATTGAACTATCATTCCAGGAACAAAGACAGTTAACAAGAGATGATTTATATAGTGCTGATGATGTTGCACCAGGCGATATCGAACCAAATAGAACATATCCACCACAGAAAAGTGGTGTTGCAACTGCTGGAGGTAACGGATAATGTCATTCTTTAAACAATTTCCAAAGGTAGATTACGATTTATACGCCGATGGCGCAGTTCAAAGTGTTGTTAACATCTTTCGAAATGTACGACCACTGCAGAACTTCATTGACAATATGACTAATTACAAGTTCTATACAGTACAAAACGGTGAAAGACCTGACATAGTATCACAAAGACTATATGGTACACCGGACTTTTATTGGACATTCTTTGTTGTCAATGAGTTTCTTCATGATGGAACAAGAGCTTGGCCAATGTCAGAAGAAGTCTTAGCAGACTATATTAACACTGAGTATAGCGGATTTGCAATCAATACACATCCTACATTGTTAAAGAACTCTGATGGAACAGTTAACCAATTCGTTGATTCACTGTCAGGCAGGTTTAAGTTAGGAGAACAAATCACTGGCTTAACATCGAGCGCAGCAGGTACATTAGTCGAAAAGAACATTGACCTGAATCAACTCATCATTAAGAACGTTAACGGCACGTTTGTCGCAGGTGAATCCGTCAGAGGTAGCATCACAGAAGACGTAGTTCAATCAGAAGAGGTCTTTCTATACAAAGAAGCACCTCATCATTACTTTCAATTTGGCGATACAGAACAACGCCATGTCACTAACCGTAATAACATTGACTCAGAGCAGGCTTTCATCGGCGCGCAACTGGATTACACAAGCAATCGCGCGCATCTTCGTGAGTTAAACGATGTACGTAGTCGTATACGAATCGTTAAACCAGAAGCGATATCAGCCTTTGTCGATGAGTTTGAGAGACTCTTGAATGCGTGATACACATCGATTAGATTCAGAGGGATATGCTTCAACGCCTAAGTCATGGTTTCTTGCCGCGGCGAACCTGTTTCCCCATAACGATAAGGAGTTTGATATAAGGAATCTCATTACGCAGATTGACATTATCGAAGACATTAACTCTCCATTTCTCGAAGCAGAAGTCAAGATTGGCGATACATTTAACCTACAAGAGAAGCTAGGACTATGTGGTGGCGAGAAACTTTTTCTAAACATACAAAGAAACCAGAAAGACGGCAAGAAGACATACAAACATAACTTCTATATAAGCGAAGTATACAACTTTAAGAAGAGCGGAACTGCACGATACACTTACGTGCTCAAACTACATAGCCATCATCTACATCTTAATCAAT